TTCGCTCAGTATTGTCTCATTTGAGAGTTTCACTGAATTAAAGGAGTTTTTCATTGTATGTCGCCATACAAGGGAACTATAATCTAATTCCAAGTACCTGTTTCGACCCCAGCTGCCATAATAGCTTGCACTTCTTCAGCATTGTATCCGGCCCGTGTCAGCTGACCACCATATTCAGCAATAATATCTAATTGTTCCGGTGGAAAACCCATTTTTAATAAGGCATCAGCCATACCGAGAGCGCCTTCTTGTGAAATACCTAATTCATTACCGATTTCATTTGTTTCTTGAATTAATTCAGTAAAATCTATGCCAGCATAAGCATTAGAAATAACAGCTGCACTCTTTACGAAAGAAGCATTTGCTTCATCACTAACATCTTTATTCAAAGCCCATTGTCTTCTTACACCCTCAAGTGCTTCTTCTGCATCTAATCCATAGGCTGAAATTCCTCTCACAGCATCCTCTACTGATTTTTTTGAGGACTCAGGAACATCAAATCCTATTTCAATTTTTGTTTTTAACTTCGACATGTCCATTGCTTTTTCAATTGCAGTTGCAATTCCGCCACCAGCTGCTAACCCACCGATAACATTTTCTAATCCTACTTTTAATCCTTCAAACTTTTTCTCAGTTCTTCCGGCTTCTTGTTGTAAATCTCTTAATTCATTTTGCACTTGCCGTATTGAGTTTCCAGCATCCACAGATCGAAGGGCTCTTTGTAATTTTTCAATATCAGCTTCTGTACCTAATGCCTCACGACCAATAATTCCAATCGCTTGCTCTAACTGACGACTTGTAGCTGTTCCATTTCGAATTGCATTTACAAGACGATTTCCTAATGCTCCTGCAAAATCATCAACGCTTTTTCCTGTAGCTCTAAATAATGTTTCTAATTGCCTTGTAGAACTGGCTACATTCTCTTGCTCAGCTTTCATGTTTCCGAGTTTATTTTTCAGACCATTAAGCGATCCTTCTGTAAATTCAATTTCACGCCTGAATGCACGATATTGTTCTTCAGAAATTTTACCGTTTTGAAATTGAGCTTGTACTTGTTGTTCCGCTGCTTTCAACTTATCTAGTTTTTGCGTTGTATTTTCAATCTGCTGTGTAAGTAACTGTTGTCTTTGCGCTAATGCTTCCACATTACCAGGGTCAAACTTTAACAAACGCTCGACATCTTTTAGTTCTTTAGCTAAAGAATCGCTTTGTTTATTAACATCTTTTAGAGCGTTTTGTAACGGTTGCGTATTACCATTAATTTCAATCGTAATACCTTTAATTCTTCCTGCCATTTTCTCACCCCTTTCTTAGAATGAATCGAAGTCTTTTTGATTTGCCTTTCTAACTTTTTCTTTATCTGGATTCTCTAGCTCAGCGAATTCAGCAATGTAATCAAAACAATCACCAATTGTCATATCTTCTAAATCCCAGCGTGTTAATTTCGCTTTATAACAAAGAGCAAGGAATAATTCAGTGGTAAATTCTTCATCACTGAATGTCCCTTGCTCTCCATTATTTTTCTTTATTTTTTTTTTGCACCCATAGTGACCTGAACTAATTCCATGACTTCTGGCATAATTTCTTCAATCGGGAATTCCTCAAATTCATCTAGCCACGCCATAGGATCAGGAATATTTGGATCAGCGGTTTTAGCATATAACCAAGTTAAATCATAAATAAGTTCAAAATCCACATTGCTTAAATCAACATTAGACATACCAAGAGGTTGTTGTGAACCATCTGGTGAAGTTAATGCGCCAATTGCTCCTAATCCCATCAAATCTGCAAATAAATTACGTCTGAATTGTGCTTTATATCGTTTAACCGTTGCTGCTGTAGCTTTTAATCTAACTTTTTTTCCGTCTATTGTAATTGTCTTTTCCATTCACTTACGCCCCTTTTGGTAATGCAGGTACTTTTGTATACACTTTTTTGTACCAATTATCATAAATTTCTTGTTTTGATTTAGTTGTAGTTTTCGTTTTAACCATACGTTTTCCATTAATATCAATAGGGCTTGATACAAATTTAAGTTCATTTGTGTTAGGTTCTGCTGAATTTGTTTTCGTTTTAGATGCAAGTGTTGGACGACTTGCTGAACAGTTAAACATAACGTGTCGAGTCGCTCTTACATCGCCATCGAATTCAAATAATAACGCAAATGATTTTCCTTTTGCATCGGCTAATTCATTTAACACACCATCTTCTTCGTCTAATTCCTCACCTAATGCATCAATTGCAAATTGCTCTGGAATATGAGCGATTGATAGAGTGCCATCATACCCTTGGTTATTACTTGCTGCGTAGTAAAGCATGTCATCTGCATAGAACTCAATTAAATCCCCTCGTGGATCAAATGTTAATTCAACTGCACCTGGTAATCGTATCGGTGTACTGAATGTAACTACACCATCTTTAATGTCATAGAGTGCATAGTGGACATTTTTCAGACCAAAAGCTACTTTGTTTTCATTCATTTACATCAACCTCGTTTCATAATTTTTTTGATACATTTTTTCAGATTCAATAAAAGTCCCGTACGAGTCATAAGGAATCTCATGATCGTCTAGGACTTTTTCAAGTTTGTCTTCTGCGACTAAATCTTTTTTAGTTGTATAAAGCTCTATATTTAAATCATTTATTTTGTGATAAACCTTGTTATCTGCCATTAGGTTTGCTGATCCATCCACAAGGAAACATATATATGGTGGCGCTGGAACTGGGTTACCTGGTGCTGCTGTGAAATGCGAATAAGCCACAGGATATCCTGTAGCTTCAAGAATTTTTGTTAATTCACCTAATGTCATTATTCAAGCGCCCTTTCAATTCGTCTTGGTACTTCATTAATTACATACTCTTCAACAGGACGAATATGGACTTGAGCTGGAACACGTCCACCACCAGCCTTCGCATGGCCATTTTCCAAAAGATGCGTTAGTTGCCCTTTTATATTGTGGACGACAACGCCATTACCTTCTTTTTTCTTACGCCACCCTTTACGATAAGCCCCTGTTTTTTTAGGACCACTTTGTCTTAATTTACTTACAGCAACATCAGCCACTTCTTCTTGTGCGGTTAACAATTCTTCTTCCACAACATTCGCATATCTTTGTAATTCTCTAGCAAGTTCGCTCGCAAAATCGTTCATATTAAACACGCTCCTTTGCGATAATAGTCAATGTTTGATACATTTCATCATCATTCATTGGCGGTTCGATAATGTCAAAGATACGATTCTTCATTTTAATTCGCATTAATTCTGTAATACCTGTTGTATAAGGAATAACAAACCGATAAATTCGTGTGGACTGTGAGGCCGAAGCTTCAATGTACTCTGAGCCTTTCACCGTTTTTATCATTGCCCATGCTTTTTTTACTTCTTGCCAATTACCTGTTTCAACTTCTTGATTCAAATCATCTTTTATTACTTCAGGTTGTTCAATGCTAATTCGATTCCTGAAATCACCTGTATTTAATGGCTTTTTATACTGAAAAGGACGCATATTAATCACCGTCCAATTTAATTTCTTCTAATGCTTTATCAATACCTAAACTATTAATCTGACTTAAAAAATTCTTGTCAAAATACTCTAATGCATCGTTATAGACATAACGAGAACGTTCAAAGACTAATTCTTTGAACTCCTCGTCTTTATTTAAATCGTAATTTCCACAAACCCTAAGTAATGCCTTGTTAGACGTAGAAAGGATGCGTTTTAGGTTATCATCTTCATCATCACCCAAGTGCATCCTATCTTTAAATTCTTGTAATATTTCAGTTGAAATCACTGTATCCATTCACATCATTCCTTATTTAATTTCTGGAGTTGTAGGCGGTGTGAAAGAAATCTTTAAATCATATACAAGAGCTGCTTTATTATCTTTTGGTTTACCATTAGCAAACTGTTTAATTGTATAAAGCGTAGCATCTTCAATTGCTAATGTTTGGTCAAACTTTTTAAGTTTGTATCCACCTGCAATCGCTGCAAGATATTGACCTTTTACAAAGAATAATGCTTTACCAACTGGCACTTCTTCAGATTCTACAGTTTGAATGTTATAAGGTAATGCCATTACCCATTGACCTGTTGAGGTTTGAATTGTATTGCGAGCTTGTACACCAATTGAATCTACAGGATTTACAACCATTACGATGTTATTTAGGACTTTTCGTGATTTTCCTTTCGCATCAGTTGATAAAGCTTTTACTACTTCATATAATTCTCCAGCAACAACTTCACCAAATTGAGAAGGAGCAAATGTTAATGTACCGGATGATTTCTTATCAGTAACCGCGCCTGTAGTTGCATTTACATCTTTCATTAAACCTACAGGTTGATGCGCTACTGATCCGCCACCATTTACAAAGCCAAACTCTAAACCTACTGAATAAGATTCTACTAATAGAGTTCGAACATAACGTTCAACCCATTCAGGGCCAAGATCTAACATATCATTTGGAATAGCTGCGAATGCAGTTAATTTAAGTTGACCAATTTTTTCTTCTCGGAACGCTGCATTTACTTGTCCTCGAATTTCCCCAAATAATTCGCCCCATGCATATGCTTTTGTTGCATCAGAATAAATGAATTTTGTAACTGCTCCTAGATCTTGTAACCCTAAAGCATCAAGTAATGGATGCTCTTTAACTAAATCCTCAAATACACGTTCTTGTGTAGTTACTGGCAAAATTGAGCCATCCTTAAAACCACCATCTTGTACAACAGCATTGAAGAATTTTGTTTCTGATGCAGTTAATACATTTTGACCGCGTTGTTGAAGAATAGAACGATCTAACATTTCATCATTTACTTGATTACGGACTGTATTAATTACATCCATTTGCATTGCATCAAAGAAACCTTCAAATGCTGCCGTTTGTTCTTGTTCTGTACTTTCTGCATTAGTTAAGGCATCCGTTAATTTCGCTTTCGCTTTATTAAATGCTTCAGATTTATTAAATTTAATTACCATTGTGTGTTTCCTCCGTTTTTTTATAATTTTAAAAGGAGCCCTTTAATCCCACTGTTTTTTACAGGTTTAGGATTCGGCTCCTTTGGTTCTTCTATATTGTTTTGTAAATCATTCAGGATTTCATTTTTTAATCCTGATAATGCTGCATTTAAATCTTCTTTTGTAATCCCTTGGCCTTTGTTCATGGTTCCATTTCTAAAACCATCGATTACTTTCTGCGGAAGCATGGTAGCAGAAGCCGTTGAAGCTGTCGTTTTAACTGGATTTTCCATAAACATGATTTCATCCGCAAAATTGTTTTCTAACGCTTGCTGCGGACCCATCCAAGTTTCTTCAGCCATCATGTTAAGTAGTTCTTCCTCAGATTTACCACTTTTAATGACATAGGCATTTACAATTGCTCGATCTGTTATTTTTAACATCTCGGCTGCCTTTTCCATGTCACGATGATCTCCACCATGCCACTTAGCAGCGTTGTGAATCATGATTTTTGCTGTTGGAGAAATGCGAACTTTATCACCTGCCATCGCAATTACAGAAGCTGCACTTGCTGCTAAACCAACAATTTGAACTTCCACATGACCAGGATAATTTTTTAATGCTGTGTAAATTTCCGAACCTTCATCTACATAACCACCAGGACTATTGATTGATACAATTAAATCTTCACTATTTGCGCTATCCAGTTGTTTTGTAATTTTACCTGGGCTTGTAGCATCCATTTCAAACCAATCATAAATCCAAGCTTCATCATTCGAAATAATTGGTCCTTTCACGTCAATTTTCACCGTCATTTGTATTCTCACCTCCTTCAGATTCAGTTAGTTTCGTATAGTTTTTCGTAATATGATGTGTATTTAAGTTAGGATCATCAGAAACTTCATATCCTACTTCTAATCGAATCTCATTCCCTGTAAATGCACTTGAAGAAATGAGTTTATCGATGCTTGTCGCAAGATCAAATATACTTTGATAAGAAACAGCTTTAATTTCAATTTTTTGACCTGAAAGATACTCTTCTTCTTCAAAAAATTTAACATTTGCTTCATCAGAAATCTTTTTTAATAAAGGTTTCACTGTGAAAAGCATATAATTTTTCGTTTGCTTTTCAACATCAGCCATTTCGCCATATATCAAAGCAGTTGGAATACCAAAAACCATTGCTACTTGATTTAAGAAGCCATTTGTTACTTTATTAATTTCCTCCACACTCTGCCCAGAACTTGCTCCACCTGACGTTTCAGCATACTTAAAACCTGGTTGTTGCGGAATGATAGCAACGTCTTTTTCTCCAATCGCTTTGTACATGTTATCAATAAACTCTTGCAGTTTTGATTGGTGTTCTTTGCTCTTTGCAGCGAGCATGTCCATATCAACTGTTCCGCGAATTTGATTCTTACGTTTTTGAGAACTTAATATTCTACCGAATAAATCCCCATAATCAGTAAACAAACCATCGATAAGAGGTGATAACTTATCATTCCTGTATCTTAAATGAATGACTTCACTTTGTTTAAAACTTCTCTTAAACTGATAATCTTTTACAGTGACATTTGTAAAAGTATCTTCAAACACAGCATATTCGTTATGTTCAAAGTCATCAGCAATAAGTAAATCACCATCATCCGCTTGGATAATCAAAGCTTCATTATCATAAATAAGTCTGTAAATAAAACTCTCCCAAAAGGTACTTGCAGTCATATTCTTATTCGGTCTGACATTTAATCGGTAGTAAAGCTCATCCTTTTCAAATTCTTCACCATTTTTCACTCTAAATTCTGACTGACTAATTGTTCTCCCTAAAAAGGATATACATGTATCAATCGCCAGTCGCTTCATGTGTACTCTATTGGCTTTCTCAATAAACATTTCCACATCAAACATAAATCCTACTTCACTATTTCTTTTAAAAATCGCATCTAGCCATCCAATGATTATCACCTCCTTTATTAGAATTTAATGCCGTCTAACATAAAATCGAATTCATCAACAAGAATGTTATCCGCTTGCCATAATGCATGGATAAAGGCTTGGAATCCATCTGTTTTGCGCTTAAATTCATCTTTTTTCAGATATTCTTTGTTGCCGTCCTTTTTGATGTGGACGTAAACATTGTTGGTGTACCAACGCATTAATGGATTATCTCCAAAAATAATACGATTGTTCGCAAATAACGTTTCAACCCTTGGCGCTAATAAAGAATGAATCGCTTTTGGATTACGAATATATAACAATATGAAACCTTCAGCTTCAAGTGCTGTTTTAACAAGATCAAGACGGAATGTATCGGCCACAATCGTATTAACACCGTATATCTCACGCATTTTCACAAACCAATCTACAATGTGAGTGATATTAATTACAGGTTCATCCACAATAGTTAACAAACCCTTTTCAGCCCATTCATAAATAGGCGCTTTCAGTTTCACTTTATCCAAGAATCCTTTACGTACAAAAGAATGACCTTTCCATATATAATCTTCACCATGTTTAAATAGCAAGCCGACTGCCGCGAAGTCTTTGATGCTGGCAAAGTCGAGACCGCCTACAGCTACTTTATGTTTTAAATCTGGAACTTCTCTGAGCGTTTCTCCATCTTCTTCAAAACCAGTACGCATGATTTCTTCCCATGAAGCTACAGATTTTGTTAAATCTGTTTCAGGGTAATTCATACGTTTTGTTATGAATTCTTCACGGTTTGAAGGATTATTTTCTAATTGTTTATATTGAGTTAATACTTTTTTAAATAATTGTTTAGCATAAGAACTTCTCGGCTCACTAAACATTGGATTTGCTTTTTCCCATACATCAGGGTTATCAATTTCTTCTGGATTGTCTATCTTGCAAATGAAAGGAAACAATGGATCTTCTAAATCTTTTCCCTTTAGAATGTTCATCGCTCGCTCTTTTGTTTTGTCCAGGAATCCGTCGCGAACAAAGCCATCTGTACCAATAAAAAATTCTCTAGCATTTGGTACTTTTCCAAGTCCACTAGAGAATACATTTACTACATCAAAGTTTTCATATCGATGTATTTCATCGTAAATAACACAACCATCACGAAGTCCATCCTTAGAACCAGCATTAGATGTATGATATTGCATAATGCTTTGCGTATCATTACTCAGTATCTCTACCTTAGTTCGATAAAACATATCTTCTAGTATTTCTTTTCCTTTAATAGCATCATAGACTTCACGAAAAGAAACTTTAGCTTGTTTCTCGTTGTTCGCCACAATTGAAACATTGTATCGATCTATTCCGTGCAGCGGACTAATAAAGAAATGGCATAGTGATGAAATTAAACCATTTTTACCACCACCACGAGCCATCATAATTAAAAATTGCTCATAAAAAACAGAATCATCTTCTTTATAGAAAAGAAAAACAAATGCTGTTAGGAACTTTTGGAATGCTTGCAATTCAAAGTACCATTTCTCGGTGAATTTTATATAGTCCTCATGCATTTCATTATCGAAATACAAATCATCGCGTATTAAGATGTATTTCTCCAGGTACTCAATTAGCATTATGCGCTCTTTATTCAGCTCAATTTTCCCTGCGCGATACATTTCAATATATTCAGTGACATATTTATTTTGAATCATGTTAAGTCTTTAACTGAGCGCACAGGTTTTGAAGGAACTTTCTTTTCTTCTGCTGATGCTTCTAATCCAAGTGCATCTAAAATCTTTATCATTCGATCATTTGTTTTGTGTAAATCATTAATAGAAGGATTGGATTTCGGACCATGCATGCCAGATACTTTTATTCCTGTTTCTTCAATATCATCAACAAGAATACACTTTAAATCCCACAACGATAAATAGTCTTGAATTAAGTCAGTATAATGATTACCTACAATCTTTTTTTCTTTCAATTGATTTGTTAGATCCTTTTCAATCCTTTTTCTCATTGTTTCACGCTTCACTCTAGCCACAATATCCCTCCCTTCTGATTTACATCGTTTTCCAATTTGATATAACGCGCGAATTTGCTTATAAATTTGAAAAATCGACCCCCTCCTCCGGTGCCCCTTAGACGATAAAAAGCCCAATCCTCGAACCGGGGGGTTATTATCGAATCATTTTTACCACATTTCATCGTTTTCCCATTTGTTCAGTTTCTTTTTGAATGTTCTACCGTGTTCTTTATTATGGCAATCCACACAGACTGTTTCTAAATTATCTATTTCTAATGCAAGTTCTGGATAATATTCTAATTCTTTTATATGATGGACAACAAGCTGTATCTTCTTACGCTTTGCACTCTCACTGTATTCATTGGTGTCCACACGAACACTACCACTGCGCTTACACTCTTGGCATTCATAGTTGTCTCGCTTCTTTACTTGCTCGCGCATCCTCTTCCACTCACCACTGTCATAAAATTTACGCTTCTGTTGTTTTGTTTTATATTCTTTCATCACTTGTTTACCTTTCATTTTGTCTTCAACAAGGACATTTTTTAGCATTATTTTTTATATTACAATAAGAGCAACCCTAATTCCTGAGACCATCTAGTCAACGGATATCGTTTATATTTGCACTGTTGCACGTCTTCCTTAGCAGATGATGCAGCTGTGCTTTTTCATTACTCCAACAAAAACTTCTTTAGGGTTTTTCAGACAAAATAGGGCATCTCCCACTCAAACATGCCCTCCTGACAAAGGAATATGTCCGTGCGTTACTATATATATCGATTCATTTTTTTATACAAACAAAAGGAAGTGGTTCCTATCGAATGAAAAGACCATTCAACATTATCCTATATTTTTCAATTCCATTCATACAGATTCACACTTACTGCTAATACGCCATACACTAGGCTATAGACAACCATTATTTCAACAAAGGAGATGATTACAATGTCGTTACAATTAATGAAACTTGCACTCTCTGCTGAAACAACAATTGATATGTTTTCAAATAATACAAAATTATTTTATGTGACAAATACCCAACTAGATGCTGGTACTATCACCATACCAATAACTCAATTTTTTCAAAGTGATGGAAATTCCGCAACTGAGTTCCCTAATTTTAGCTACCTTCCAAACCTCTACATTAATGGTGTGCTGCAAATGACAAGCATATTCTCACTTGACATAGAATTCAACCCTGACCCCAATTATCTCGTAAATATTATTCTCCCTGCAGGTTCTGCTCCTATTTTAAACGGAACACCAATTATATTAGAATTTGTAAAATTCACACCTTCTTCTACTACAACTGTCACTTCTTAAATATAAAAAGATCCTTTGACAATTCTTATTCCAGCACTTGGTCTAGATTCTATCCTGTCAAATCCTTTCACGAAACAGACATCCTCTGGTTCCTGCTTTTCTTTTTCGTTCATTATGTTATTTTATATCATCCACCACTATCCTAGAACTTTCGTTTCTGTTGTTTCGTTTTATATTCTTTCATCACTGATTTACCTTTCATTTTACATTTGCAAAAGGTTCTTTTTATGATTTTATGTTTGTATGCTGCCTGTTATAGTAAAGGTACCCTAATCATGTTCCTTGTAACGATTCAGTTATAAAGGACCTTTTTCTACTCTTCATGTACACAGCTGCTTGTCTCCCACAGACGATGCAGCTGTGTATTTTTTCGTCCATACTTGTTTCCCACTCTTTTTCCCCTTAGAAAAGGTCATTTTTATCATTCTCTGTACCCTCGCTTCCTGTTATAGTAAGCAATGAGTTAAACCTCTCTTGCTATCAAGGCTCAAACATATTTGGATTTACCTTTTCTGTATCTCTACCCTTAGCACAGTTGCTTGTCGTCCACAGATGATGATGCAGCTGTGCTTTTCATTTCTTTTCTTTTCTATCCCTTTAAAAATTCATCCATTGTTGTATCGAGCAAACGAATCATCGCTTCTCTTCTTTGCTTTGGTGTTGTGTTATCTTCCAATTCATTAAAGATTGGAATGACACTCTCTAGTTTTTGTTTATCAATACGCTCATTTACAAGATCTTGTCCTAACAGTGAAATGAATGTACCAATCGCAATCGCCTGTTCCTGTTTAGTTAGTTTCATTTGTTCTCACTCCTCCAAAATAAAGCACCCGAATGGATGCTTTAACTCTTATACTTTATTGGTATAAAAAACCAAACCCTTCCCTATACTAAGAGTATGAATGAAGAACATATGTAAAGATACTCTTTTTTTCATATCTCGTTCTTACAACACCCTATGCACCAAATACATATGTTCCCCTTCAGCTTTTCCATTTAGATGGATGACGAGCATGCTTGTATCTCAATTTATAAAGTTCCTCTTTATCATCATACAGTCGCTCTTCATCCACCTTTATTTTACCTTTATTACATGCCATTTCTTAGATGACCTTATTAGCTAATCCATGCTAGTATAAATTTACAGTCAAACATAATCCTTCCCCCTATGAAGGTATTTATGTTTTTCACTATCTATTCACACACTGCACAGCCAGATTATGTATCACAACATAATTTGGCTGTGCTTTATTTTCCATACTCCATCCCAAATGGGCATGGACCTATTTGATTTAAACAAAAAGAGAACCACCAAAGAATGGCCGCTCTTACATAATCTATATCGAAAGGAAGGTCTCTGGAAAAAGCACCATCAATAGGTGTTGTCCTACACTTCAATATATGCTTATCTCTTTAAAAAGTTCTACACTTTTGGTAAATAAAACAAAAATAAGCGTATAATTAGCATTTTATGAGAAGACACTTGATATTTTTGGTTTTAAACACCATATTCACTTTGTCCTTTGGTGCCATTCCCAACTCATTTACCTATATATCTTGAACCCCCTACTTTTCGAACTATTATTTGTTCATGACTCACACGCATAACAGTAATAGTGACTGTAAATTCAAAAACGGGTACGCTGGCACACGTACTCGTTTTTTTTACATAATCAAAGAAAAGTTCAATTAAAAAGGGTATATATAACCAAAGTTATAATATAGCATATGAACACGCTCTATTGCATTTCTTGCTCTCCCAAAGAGGCGATTTCATTCACCTCTTTTTTATTAATTCATTTTCATTGGTATCAAAAACCAATTTAAAGCCCATAATACAAATAGAGGAAGAACCTACCATCAAATTGGTGTACTGCATGTGCTTATACCCACTCGTGTATCGTACCAAATGATATCCGTCATTCTTCCTCCCATTTCTATTCCGAAGGTTGAAGAATGCACAGGATACCTTACATCTAGATAGAATAAACCCACCATACTTTTTTATTCTGGCATTCTTCATTCCTTCACCCGTTTCTATTTTTACAATTCATCATCCAGCCTTCGGACTTATTTCTTCTTTTGCTTCCATACCCCGTTCTTTTTATAGTACGTATCTTCTCTATTCATAAAGTCAGCTGTACGACCCGGAATATTATATTTTTTATTCTTTTTCTTCTCTTTTTTCTTCCTTCTTTTTTCCTCTTGCATAGCCTGAAAATCTGCTTTCCATTGTGCTAACATATCCTTTTTCACTCGCATCAACTTCTGCCTCTCTTATACACATATACATAGAATTACTCTAACTGAAAAAAGAAAGAACAAAAATCATATATATTACCTGTACCAAGAGATAAATTCAGATGTACTAAAAAAGAGTAACTACACATCAGTTACTCTCTCGACAAAATCTTATGTTATTACTATAATTCATTTTTTCAAGGATTTGTATAATGATTACTTACCTTAAGTAAATGTTAAGTTCTATTTGAGTACTCAACCTTTTCCCTCATAGCAGCATGTTTGTTGTAAATGTACTGGGAACTGTAGTTAAGTTCTTCAGCAATCTTTTCTAATGTCATGCCTTCCACATATTTGAGATATGCAATTTTATGTTCCAACCCTTTGAAGGTATTAATTAATTTTTTCAGTTTATACATGTCATTCATCTTATGTGCTAATTCGTATTCAATTGCTTCAGTACGTTCTTCTACCTTTGCACCTTCTGATTCAGCAGTTAAACGTACATCTCGCAAATCACCACTGACCCAGCGTTTTAATTCAGCTTTTGTTTTATCTAAGTTGTAATCTAGATACGCAACTTCTTGTTCTAATTCTTGATATACCTTTAGCCAGTTAAACAAATGATGATTCACCTACTTTCTACTTAAAAACTATAAATCTCATAAAACACATTTAATTTCCTTTCTAAGACGTTTTAACACTCGTACACCTATTTGTATTCAGAAAGAAATATAATTTCAAATCACTATGATTCTGACATTCATTTCTATGTTGAAACATGTCGATAAGATTCAAGTAACGATTTTGTTTTAACTTTGCACATAAACTAAAAACATACGTACAATAATCACAGTCACCTTTATATAAGTCTTAGTCATAGAGCGCCTTAAGAAGCGCTCTTTTTATTTATTATCAAAAATTTATTCAGCAATCGTTTCTTCATCAACAACCTTCAATTGACTAGGAGCAACTTCCGTTGTTCCATCTGGGTTAACACTGTACTCTACGCCTTCATGCGGCTCTTCAAAACTCATTTGTCCTTCTGGAACATCATCATTTTGCGGACGACTCTCCATTACTTCTTTAAGAGTTTGATAAGCGAGAGTTAAATCAATCAAGAAATACTGACCGTATTTGTTATATTTCTCTGCGATTTTGTGCATTTGAAGGTTGTCATTTTCTTTAGCAACTGAAATAATTCCCTCCGCCTATTCACGTGTATCTGCATAATGTTGTTCCTTTTGATTAAGTTGTACTTTTCCCATTGATAATTCTCCCTAATTAATAATCGTTTTTTGTTTTTTACGAAAATAAATCATTATTTATATGGCCCCCTCCTTCAGATATTCACGAGCCATGTATAAAAAATGATGATATATGTAATTACCTGTTGTGCTAGGTGGAAGAAAAACGGTTGAAAAGTTATATCTAACTTCAAATGTTTTAAGACTACCAAGCAATGCTTCCGGTTTATATTTACTCCGGTATTCACCTTTTAATATTTTTAGATATCCGTCTAAGTCTTCCACATAAAGAACAAATGGATATTTAGAAGCACGAATCAATTCATTTTCAAACCTTGTACGATCTTTAATCGATTGAACCAATTCATCTACACCATTTTTTCGTTCTATCCCAGCACTTAAATAAACATCTCGTGTAATGCCCATTTCAGGATTTTTAGGAATTACCGCTGAATAGTCGGCTGTATCAATTTTTCTAAGTCTGAATGGAACATTCTTTTTGCGGAAATAATCAAGTACGTGTTGGTTTTTCTGTTCTCTTGTATCCACCATGATTTCTAATGTATCCAGTATTTCCTTCAATTCTTTTTCTGAATATCGATAGTGAATTGCTAGCATTTATTTCACCTTCCTAAAATGCAACATTGCACGATTGAATATTTCTTGTGAAAGCTCGTCCGTTAATTTATTTTCATAGTTGGCCACAGATTCTTTTACATATAACCAACCGTTAAGTGAGAAGTTTAATGTTAATTCCATAACCAATCTTGCTGCAGCTTCATCATGATTAAACCAATCATTAATTTTTGGATTCATGTCTTGTTCGACACCAATAAAAAAATTAATAATTTTATCTATCGTTTGTTTTACTGCATGATCTTGATCAGAATACTTACCTTGCAAATATTTAATAATCCGTAGCTTTTGTTCTTTAATAACTGATTCAATTTCAGGAGCAATCTTTTCATGGTTCTCAATATATAAATCACTTCCATCAAGAACGAGCTTCGCTCCCATCGATTGAACATCGGCACATATCTGTTTTGGATGCATTTAATCACCTTCAGTAAGAAGTTCATCGATTGAAAATAGAGCAACCTCTAAAATATATACATATCCATCAGAATCCCTTCTTGTTTGAAAAGCCAATGTGTTTTCTAAGTAATACCTAAAGACAGCTTGACTAAAGATATACATACCACCTGTTAAATGACACCATGTTTTATACAATTTATAGAGATCAACAATTTTCATTTCTTTATTTGTCCGTCTATTACAATTTGTTTCAACAAACACTTGTACACTTTCTACATTTTTTCTATTGTGTTTCCTAGATTGTCTTTCAAGTTCAGCAATAACTTTTTTCAAAAGCAAAATTTCCTTTTGATATTTTTCTGTTAAAATCACAGCTTCACTTTTTGGCATTTTCCTACTCTCCTTCACAAGGGTTACTGGGTTATTAAATTAAAAATTTCAGTAACCCACTATAAAACCAGTCACATCAATGGTTCAAGACACTTTTTTGTCATCAAGGTTACTAAGATTACCTGAAAATCTATTAAAGCCCTATATATATATTATTTTTTTATTTATTTATTTTCTTAAGAGCCAATATAGTATTTTCAATAATCTTAGTAACCCATAAACTATAAACATTGATATAACAACATTTATACGGGTTATTAAAAAATAGTTCAGTAACCCCCCAGTAACCCCAAATTAAATTTTTTTCCTATTTATAGGAGTTATGTTACTGTTCTCCTCTTTTTCATCATTGGAGAATACATTTGCGCCAGCAAACTCATTTAATGTAAGTCCATGAATGAAAGTCTTATTTTTTGATCCTTTTTCTTTTTTAAACCCACGAATTTCTAACTGACGATAAAAAGCACGATTCTTTAAATCCATCTCGTTATTTTGATAGCACCATTTTGTATAATTTTCATAAAGTAACTTTGCTTCAACTCTTGCTGTCGAATACACCGCACAATTCTCATCGATAAATGGTCCCAATATATCCATATCTTCACGATACTCGGCTGTCGCTGCCTTCACAGCTTCAGGAGCACGCAATCCTTCAGCCTGCCACTTCATGCAACCTTCAACAGCCCACCGTAAAACTCCAGGCATTTCTTTTGCTAATTTATCAGGTAGATCATAATCAATCTTGTCTTTTGGGATTGTTACGGTAAATGGAATAAGCATAATCCTTCTCCAAATACCTTCATCCGAACCTTTTACAATCGGTTTATGGTTGGTAGTGAAGAATACTTTAAATTCGGGTGTAAACTCGAAATATTCCTGACGTAAGAAACGAGCTGACATTTTCTCTCCACCGGTAATTTGTTTAACCAGGGCTTCAGATAATTGTTGCCCCTCTTCACTCTCGACAGCTGATACAAAACGTGCTCCATCTAATCTGGCCACATCGTTATTGATTCCTGAATCATTTCTCTTTTTCAAGAAGGTATCACTGTTTGTTTGTCTTCCATAATCACCAAGTAGGTCCTGAATGATATTGATAAAAGTAGACTTACCATTACGGCCATTACCGAATAAGAAAAACATTACTTGCTCTTTCGTTACACCAGTTAATGAATAACCGATTGCTTTTTGTAAATAGTTAATAAGCTCATGATCCGCTTCACCAGTATGTGTTTTAAAAATACTCTCTAAGAAAGCTTTCCAATTTAGACACTCAGCATTTCTGTCATACTTGATTGGAGAAATCTTTGTTAATAACAAGTCACGGTCATGCGGTAATAATTCACCGGTCTTTAAATCAATAACTCCGTTATCACAGTTAAATAAAAAGTTATGAGCATCTAATTCTTTCTTTTTCACCGATACCATCGGTCGTACATCCAAGATGCTATTTATCCGGATAGACCTTCTTTCGCATTTCTTTGCCCAATCATGCAGCAACTTTGATTGATATTTATCTTCTGTAGCCTTTGCTTCTCCATATATAGCTCTCAACGTTTTGGCAGTGATAGCTTCAATCTGTCTCTTACTATCCTCATGCCAATGCTTACCGTTCCATATAAGCCATTCCAACTCGTTACAGTACCGAACATTTTCGCCATGATAATATGCGATACGTTCAGCATTTCCTAACTCAGTTAAATGAAACTTTGGCGCTTCATCGATAATTTCCTCAGTATCTTCAATTGCGTTATCAGATATATAAACTTCATACTTTTTCTCTTCAGGCGGTTCATAATCAGCTATTGTGGAAGGAGTTGAAAGAATTGCTGTATCAATTGTCATTTGGCCATATGTACGACCATCACTTGAATGTGGTTTATCCCACTTCTCACGAAGTAAGGAAGACTCTCTAAACATTGAATCCATCTTTGCAGCATCTTTATCCGTCCAAAATGCTAAATGGTTACACAGGGCCATATCAGTTGAAGAATGATCATCGTTAATCAACATGCCCTGGAATAAATCTTTAATGGCTGCACCACTTTTGCTATCAAACATTCTCTCCCATAATTCTGCATTCGATAAACTAGTAATATCTTCTCGTTCAAATGAAGTAGTGCTTTGCTTCTTCTCAGGCTTTGGCTTTTCTTTCAAATACTTCTCAAATAAAACTTTTAATTCATCCGTCCTATCCTCCACAGGGGCTTGATCCAGGCAATCACCGGTGAAAGTAAAATACCTTCCATGCCTGTATACTTCTAATCCGAAATCAACATTTTTCCGTCCTGTACCTGGTCCTTTTAATGGCAGCTTACCTTTTGCAATAATGTGGATGCCATCACCACTTGGTGAATATTCCGTGTAACTATTTACGATTTCAATAACATCCTCAGCTAAACTTGTAAGAGCACCTTCCTGAATACAATGGTCAATATCTATTCCAATGAATGGATCATCCTTTGAAAACATGAATCCAATTCCGTCATAATCTCCTTGTTCAAAGAATTTTATAATCGTTGGGAACGTTGACCAGCTCCGTTTATTATTCGATTGAGCCATTTCCCCATTGATTTGATAAGGAACTTTTGTTTTCTTACCATTTCTTACTTCTGACCGCCATAAGATCCAATGAGGAGTGTTTGTAAGCTCTGCCGGTATTTGATTAAATTTATATCTCATTTGATTTTCTCCCTTTGGAAAAGGGAGCCGTTAGTAGCTCCCTCCTATTTGAATCTTGTTAATTCATTTTTAGAATGGTACATCATCATCTGAAATTTCAACGTTAGTACTTGGAGCTGCTACTTCAGAAACCTTAAATCCTTTTACCTCCGGATATTTTTTACCGTTATATTCACGCTCACCTACTACTAATCGTAATGGTTTATTCAGGAATGTATCAGCCCATTCTTTATAGCTGCTAAATTGCATTCCATCCGGGAATTGCGCTGCCTTTGATGCTGCTTGGAATCTCCACATTGCTTTTTCTGTAACCGTAAAATTATCAAACAGAATTTTTTGACCTTGGAATGGTTGGTCCACATCGCTGCGAATCTCATAATCAACGATTACTCGGTTATTACCTGACTCTGCTTGCTTTAATTCATAATTAACAACCGTTACTTCATATTCACCTTGTTTAATTACCTCAAATTCTGTTGCTTGACTGTGATCTACTTTAAACATTATTTTTCCTCCTTGTTGTTAAAAGCTTGTAATCTTTCTAATGCAACTTTTAAATATTTCATATTGAAATCCTCAAGTTTTTGATTCGTTTTAAACTCAATTTCAGAGAGCATCTTAGTTGCATCTTCACTCGTACTAGCAATTTCTTTAATTTGTGCAATGAGATTGTTTCTATCATTTTCTTCCTCAGCTTTTACATCAATGCCCAACTCGAGCCATTGATACAGCTTACGGCCTACTTCAGCAGTAATCTTTTGTGGATTCCCTTCGAATATTTGCGTATTATCCTTTGAAGTATCCGCTATATGGTCAATATCGATTACAAAATTAAGCATGAACTCATATTCCATTTCATCCTTTTGTACCGGCTTAGTACCAACTTTACGTGGAGCCATTTTCCCTTTTGCATCTGGTTCTACTACATACTCAGTTTTAGTTCGTAAAGTTGCTAAAATATGAACATTGTTCTGAGTTAACGTTTTTATTAATTTAGTAGTTTCAGATGAAAGCTTGCCCCAGTTTTGAAATGAGTTACCAGACATTTCACCATGTGTTTCTATAATGCCGCCTTCACCTTGCCAGTTATGCGATAAGGAATCGATGATAAGTACTTCAGCACCAACGTTCTTCATAACTTGAACCGCTTCGTTATATCTTTCAGTTGTGTACGGTGGAGTGAAATTAATATGAAGGAAGTTCCCTATTTTCGTTTCCCCATACACAAGACCTACATGAAGTTTTGAGCGTTCATGCTCTGTATCGATAACTCCAATCTTCTTCCACAATTCTTCTTCTGTTAAGTTAGGATATGCTTCTTGCATCATCCCAAAGGCTGTAAGTAATGAACTACCTGTTTTACCTGAACCACTACAGCCAATAAAGCCAATTACAGCTTTCATCTTTTCGCGTTTCGCTTGTGTTACTTGGAACATATTTATACCTCCACACTATAAGAAATAGATTCAGGCTTAACCGTAACCCCTGGTACAATTTGTCCATCACCATCTACAACAACTTTTTCATCACCGATTTGAACGATTTTCAATGTCTTCTTTAAATCGGACCATTTCACACTGTTTTTGATGAACTTAGCAAGGTCATTTTGAATGACATAATCTAAAAGTAATGCTTCGTCACCTTTATCTGGCGCTTCCTTACTCTTACGGGTTTTGGATTTACCGTAAGGCGTACTAATCGTTTTCTGTTTTGGATCAGCTGCAAGTTGTTCCGCATGATAACGTTGAACATGACTTTCAAAGAAGGTAATACTATTGTGGACGGAAATTAATTCACCTTTTTCCCATTCAGCAATGCGATCACGTTCAACATTTGCTAATTGATTAATTTCCTTTTCCTTTGCTTTAAGAGCTGTCAATTTACGGAATGCCCAGTTCAAACCGTTAATATCCGTAATTTCAAATTGTTGCTCCGCATCTTGCAATTGGTCCACTTCTAATAATTCATTTTGTTGTAATGCATTCATCGATATTACCTCCAAAGATATTTTTTATTTGTTCTTCCGTGTGGATAGAATAATAGATTATGCCGTTTCGCTTGAAGTTAGCTCGAAAAGGATAATCAGAACACTCACGTGTTACTAATTCCAAATCTCCTTTTTCGTTAAGGAGTTCTTCAAACAATGCATCAGTTACTTGCACTTCGTTTCCAAAGGTATTCAAGACTCCAATATCTCTTGCTGCATGAATAGCCTGTACATGTTCTTCAATCGCTTTCATATCCATTAAAATTCCCCCACCCTTTCATACTCCACAGTTTTGCGAATTACTTCTCCCCGACATCATTGACTACTTGCTTTGATTTTTCATATTCAAATTCCATTGCATTTTTGGGTAACCTCGTTACCATTAGTGGTTGTGGATGGCTAACAAACAAATTGTCTACACTTACTAGATATGTAGTTTTAGTTTTTAATTGTTTATCCATTACGTTTCTCCTAATCTATAAGTTTGGAATTATACGAGTCGCACCAGTAGTTCGATGAACCAAATGCATTTCTCCATTTACTTTCTTATAAATCAACCAATCCTGTGGGTGTAAATCATGTGATTGAATCTGAATCTTTTCACGTTTGTTTGGCTTTTTACCGTTCTTCATGCTTGTCCTCCTTTATCATCATTGGAGTAAATTCAAATGTCTTATCAACGATACTTTTTATATCAATCGTTAATTCTTCAAACGCCTTATTTTTTTCATTGTAAAAGCCAACTACAATACTTAACGGCTTTACAAATTTAACAATGCAAGGTGTACTAATTTCTGTTCGTCTACTGTAGTTATATTTACTCAACCAATATGCAGTTCCACTTTGAATGTTTTCCGTATCAAATTGCGGTTTATTTACTATCATGCCTTTCACTCCTTTACACAAAATCGATTCATGCTATAATGACCTCAACATGTGTTTTTATTAGACCGTCAGCCTCAACTGGCGGTTTCTCTTTATCATCCTCTTTCCTAAGAAAAAGAATTTTTGTTTTATTGGCTTATAATCTGGATTCATCTTTTTAAACACACGTGTTTTCGTTGTATGAACAGTGGATTTTTTCATATCTAATTTCATAGCAATTTCTTCTGTGGTATACCCTTCACCAACGTGAAGAATGATGGACTTTTCTTTTTCTTCAAGCACACTCGTTACTTCTTCAAATTCAACGGATAACAGCGCTTCTTCTTCCACATCGATAGGAGACACCGCATAAAATCCGTTTACCGTTTCCTCTTCTTGATGAAAATCAATCGAATGAATGTTTATGCCATTTTTCTCTTCATGACTAACCCGTCTGCTAATCTTAAACAGGCTTCCTTTCAAGTGAAGCTCATCACTCATCGCCCATCTCATACCTTTCATTACATATGCACTAAACGTGTCTATTCTCTCTGGATTATGTTTTAAGCAATGTTCCCATAAATACATACGACCAGAATCAAATCATCCAGTTCCATATTGTTTATCTCTGCGATTTGCGCAGCCCTTGTCATACTTCCAAATTGTTGTTTAATTGCAGCAAATACTAGATGTTGTTTTTCTTCAAACAAATCATTTGGTAACATCCTCCACTTCCCCCCTCATTATTTTTCAAACAGTTCGTCCACTGTTGTTTTAAAATGTTTTGCAAGTAATTTTGCTTCCGAAAGGGTAAAATCACGTTTACGATTTTCTTTTAGATAATACGTTTGCTTACACATGTTCACTAACTTTCCAGCAGCTTCTTGTGTCATACGCTTCTCTTTTCGAGCGATAAATAGATTTTTATACATTGAAATCATCCTTACTTAGCCATTGTTTCTTTGTGCAATTTAGTAATATCTACAGCATGGTTTCCTAACTCACTAACGATTTCTTTCGCTTTTTCTATGCCATGTATTTCAACTACATTCAACACGAATTGATTGAACTTCCACAGCTTTGATGTACCTATTAGCCTTACAAGCTGTTTTTCACGATTACCGTATTCTTGGATGTTCATTTTTTCTTCACCTCCTCTCAGTTAGCTTGTTTTTTTACACGACTTATTTTTTCCGCAATTCGCGGAAATGAATTCAAAAAAATTTCTTCTGAAGGAAAATCCATCTGCATAGCTAGTTTCAACACCCATTTTTCCGCATTATGCAGATATGAGGGTAATAATAACCACTCCACAGGAAACTCTAAAAAGGTTGCGATTTTCATTGCCAAAGATGACCCTGGTGTTCTTCTTCCACTCTCTATATCCGAGTAGTGTGTAGGACTTACGTTTAAGGCTTCCGCAATGTCTACTTGCGTTAATTCATGCTGTTTTCTTATTTTTACAAGCCAATCTCTTTTCATGATGTACCTCCTGACTTCGCTTATTGCTCCTTATATTATACGCATTTCGCGTAAAAGTAAATAACCTTTTATACGCTATATGCGTAGATTTTATTTTTATTTTAGTGTAAGCTGTTAATACAGGTAGTTGAGTTACAGTAAGACACGGTAAATCACTCTATTTTAGGGGGTTCTTATAAATGGACATAGGGGAAAACTTAAAGTTTCTACGCAAAAGATATGGATGGACTACTGAATATGTAGCCAATCAACTAGATGTCTCAATTTCAACCTACAATGGCTATGAAATTAACTATAGAAAACCAAATCCAGAAATGCTTTGTAAATTAGCTGATGTATTTCATTCTACAACCGATTTCATTTTGGGAAGAACCAATAATCCAAATGCCTCCAAAGATAATCTACAAGATATCTTAGAAAACGGCACGCTTAATTATGGAGGCCGAGAACTCACTGTGGAGGAAACCGAAAAAGTACGTGATTTTTTCAATATTGCTATAAAACGTATGTTGAGTTAACAAAAAAAGGATAGCCAGGCGCTATTCCTTTTTTTGTTTCAGTATATATGTAATTTCATCAAACTCTTCTTTTGTAAACAAACCATTATCATACAGCTCTTTTATCACATACTCCACATCACAACTTACTTTTTGGGGATCTACAAGTTCTCCAATCATAGCTTTTGTTTGTTCTGCTATCCCTACTGTATTTAACATCAAAATTCCTCCCTCTTTTATTAGTAAAAATTTACGGTTGTTTTTTTCCGATTCAGGATATAATCAGCCAAGCCCAAAAAGCACGAAAGAGGCTGCGTAGTCGCAACCTCTTTCATCTCGTTATTTGATTTACCCTCATAAGCCCCCCGGTTCTGAGCTCATATATTGCACATATTTACTATTTGTTTGCTTACTAGCAGCTTGTTCTTTCTCCACTTGTCCTGTGTTTAATACTAGTGCGAATGCACTAACAATACTTAACAATAGTATACCAACCTTTTTCATACTCTCTCAACCTTTCCCTATTTATTTTATAAAAATTCAATTGTACGTCGTACCGCTTTAGCATAATGGTAGTTTGCAACCCGCTCAAAACGCATAAGAGCCTTTTTCAAACCTTCTAAATCTTCATTTATCCTAGCGATATAGTAGTCGGTAAAAGGTGAACTACCACGCTCTTTAACTAAATTATATATCATTTCTAACCCTTTTTCCTTATCTTCATACAATCCTATATAGTAACCTAATTCCGAAGTATCAATATAATCAAAATTAATTTTATCTAAATTAAAACCAAATTCAATATATAAGTAATTTAAGGTAGTATTAAAAGCTTTATACTTTCTACTTTCAAGAGATACACCATGTTTATTTAGGTAATCAATACTATCCAAAATCCACTTTTCCGAAAGAAGCTGATCTTCAAACATATAACTTTCCCCATAACAGCACATGCTGGTCGCCCTAATTAGAGGTATCAAAATTTCACTCGTTAAAATCTTATTACATTTTTGGCGACATAACTCTAATTTGTCATCAAACATATGAATGTAAGCCATTCGCTCATCAAAATACATCGTTAACCAACTATTTATAAATTCATCTGTAACTTCTAATAAATATTGTTCGACATTATCAGTATACGGATGCATTGCCCTTATATTAAATATGTCGTTCATAGTGAAAGCATATAAAGTGTTTAACATTATTTGGCACTCGGCATCTGTCGAAAAAGTCTGTTGCTTCAGCTCATCTAATAAAGGCTGACCTTTCTTTTCATTTTTATTTCTTTTATTAAATATTTCATATACGCGTAAATATTTTTTTACCTCTTCATTAGTTTGGTTTTCCTTTATTACAAAGTCCATTAATTCATATTCACCAGTACCTTGACAATAAACTAACGATTTACGAATATTAAGATCGTTTTGAGAAAGTTTAATAAAACTTCGGATCACTTCTTGCCTTTCTTCCAAATTTTCATAGACAACATCCATGATTTTCATAAAAGTATCCAGCTTCATTTCGGCAGTTTTACAAGCCACAATACCATCTGTAATAACCGTTCGATCCACTCCTACTTTCTTTGCTAACGGACGGATTTTAAACCCTCTATCATCTATATCTTTTTTGATTTTTTTCATCAGTTCTTTCATCAAATTGCGTTTAAACTCTTTTTTCAACTTTTTATCTGACTTATCTTTTATTGCTTCCACGGTACTCCCCCTTTATCCACAAACCATAAAAATTCACCATCCTATTTTCTCAACCTTTAAATTGCACTACGAATGATGAATTTCTGTTAAACTACGGAGGAACTCGTATGATGCAAGTGTTTATCCTAAGGTCCTAAAGTAGCTAGGATGGACGGTGAAAGAGGTTTTATAGGTGAACCTCTTTCACACGCTCTGCGAGTTTTTATGTTTGTTTTATTTTAGATTATTCAGTTAAATTTAGATGTATCTAATGCAGCACGATTATATCACGACTAATCCTTCTCGAACACCTATTCTACATATTTCTCAAGTTTAAATACAACAAAATACACAAAATTTATTGAATACTCATTCATTTTTATATTTTATTGTAATTGGATGAATATAAAGCCCGCCAATTTTACATTTTTTCATCCAGCCAATCTGAAATCTGCAAAAAAAGTTTCTCAAAAATTGTCATGAATTGTATGCTATACTTTTATATAGGTATGGAATTTCTCCATACAGGGTAATATATTATTAAAATTAAAGTGGTTCAAGTCAAAGGAAGACGTTCAATTTATATTGAGCGTCTTTTCTTTTGGTAACAAATAAGTTATAATCTACTCAATAAATTGAATTATCAATCTTTATATATACAGGAGGAATTCCGGTGGTAGTCTACAAAGATAAAGAACGAGGAACCTATTTCTTCGTTGTCAGAGTTCGTCAGTTTGATGGCACGCAAAAACAAGTAAAACGTCGTGGATTCAAAACAAAGAAAGACGCTCGTGAAGCTGAAGCCAAAATGTTAGTCGAAAAAGAAACGAACTCGAGCTTAACATTTGAGCATCTTGCGGATAGTTATTTTAATTGGTATACACAGCGGAGAAAGCAGTCTTCAATAAATACTATAAAAAATGCCATCTATAATCATTTAATTAAAGAATTTGGTAAAATGAAAATCGACTGTATTACAGCTAGACATGTAATGGACTATCAAAACAAAATGATTAATGAATATTCCGCGGAATATTTAAAAAAATTCCACACTACACTCTCAGCAATATTTAATTTCGGTATAAAGTTTCATGGTTTAACGAGTAATCCAGCAAGAATTGCTGGAAATTTTCAAAAAGAATCAAAAAAAAGAATTAACTTTTGGGAATTCGAAGAATTCAAACAATTTATAAGCACTGTAGATGAACTCATGTATAAAGCATTTTTTTCAACACTTTATTATAGTGGAGCTAGAAAGGGCGAGCTACTAGCTTTAACTTGGGAAGATATTAATTTTGAAGAAAAGACAATTGATATTAATAAAACAGAATACAACCGCCAGGTTACAGTGCCAAAAACTAAAGCTTCTAATCGAATCATTATGCTACCTAGCTTTGTAATGAATTTATTAGAAGGCATAAAAAAAGATGCTGCATTAACAGCACCAGTTAAAAATGATTATGTTGTTTTCGGCGAATTCTATGATAGTCTAGCTACAACTTCATTACATAAAAAATTCAAAAACTATCTAAAGATTGCTATGGTCAAAGAAATTGTAATGCATGAATTTAGACATTCTCACGCTTCATATCTAATAAATAAAGGTGTTAGCCCACTTGTTGTAGCCCAGCGCTTAGGGCATTCGGATGTAGCAACAACTTTAAATACTTATAGCCATTTGTATCCTTCTAAGCAAGCAGAGGTAGTTGCATTTATGGAAAAAGATTTGCTATAATTGTTACCAAATCGTTACCAAACCACTTCAACCGTTGATACTATAACATTAGCAAAGACCCTGTTCGTCAATTCCTTTTCTATCTGTCTTATTTCACGCCTAATTTTTCTTTCACTTTCGCTGGAAGCTCGTCTTTCTTCACTTCTTCCCAAGCTGT